TTACCTTTAACAATATTATCATTATACCCTGAGTTACAAACGAATGACTAAAAATTTATTACAGATAGTTCCTTATATTTCTAAACATGGTAAGATCATCCTTGCAAATCAAATGAACCACGTCTTGATGGATCAAGATGCTAAGTTTGATGGCGATGCAATGGAACTAGAACAAGACGGATTAGCTTATACGTGTATTATAAACAATGAACCTATTGCTTCTGCGGGTATGAAGATTATATGGAATGGTGTAGCAGAGGGTTGGGTCTTAGCAACAAGTAAAGTTTGGAATCATCCGCTAGTTATTGCTAGAGCTATCAAGAAAAATTTTGCAAGACTAGCTAGAGAAAATAATATAAAAAGAGTACAAACAGCTGTAAGAGCTGACTTCAAAATAGGTTTGAAGTTCGCTTCATGGCTTGGTTTAAAAAACGAAGGATTGATGAAACATTATGGTTTTGATGGTTCAGATCACTTCAGATATGCGAGGATTTTTTAATGAGTTGGCAAACAGCAGTAGTAACAGCAATCGGAGCAGCACAATTTCAACAACAAGGTGCTATAGGTAAATACAATCAATCCATCAAAAATCGTGATGCTCAAGTTAAAGAACAGGAAGCTGAGTTATTAGATACTCAATTAAATTTAGAGCTTGAAAGATTTGATAGAGAATTAAAAAGATTAAAAGGAACTCAAGTTGTTAATACTTTAAAATCAGGTGCAGACTTGTCGGGAACATTTAGAAATGTACGATTATCCAATTTATACGAAGCAGAATTAGAAAAAGATATTGCTAGATATAATACTGAAATAGGTAAAAGCAGAAAATTTGAAGAAGCAAACTTTGCTAGAATATCAGGTGAAGTTGCTAGACAATCTGCAAGACTTGCACAAATAGGAACTTTAGCTCAAACAGGAACAAGTTTATTAACAATGAGTAAATATTCATAATGCCAAAGATACCAACATTTACTTCTAAATCTAGAATTACATCTCAAGGACCGAGTGTAACTTCAGATATACAAATTCCATTATCACAAAATATTGGAACAGCTTTACAACCAGTTTCAAACTTTGTTCAAGAAGAATATATAAAGGAAAGAAAGTTAGAAGAAAATAATAAAGTAGATAAACTAATAGCAGATTCATACAAAGATAATGAAAACGGACCACAAGGTTTTTTAACTATCTCAAGTGAGACAGGAAAAACATCAAACCCTACAGATGCTTCTACATTTTACGATCAAAGCGTTGATAAATTATATAACTATATCTCATCAACTAAAGGACAAAATTTATCTCGTTTTGGTAAAGAAATTTTTAAATCTAAATTTTATGGTTCAGCTGCACAACTAAAATCAAATGCTTTGCTGCAATCAAGAAAATTACAATTTAAAGAATCCTCTGATGTAGATAGTGATTTTATTACACAAAAAACTATTGCTCTTTCTCAAAAAGCAAATGGTTCAGGATTAAAAGAAATATATGAAGCAATAGATCAAAGATTAGATTCTAATCCGTTTTACAATGAAAGACCTCAACTTAAAAAAGAAGTTAAATTAAAATATCAACAGTTTGGTTCTGTTGCAACAGCAAACAAATTATTATTAACTCAACCAGCTTTATTAAAAAAACAATTACAAGATGGTGTATACAATGTATTAGAATCAAAAGATATTATAGAACTTTCTCAAAAAGCAGACAAAGCAATTAAAGAACAAAAATTTCAAACATTAACTAATACAATATCTTTGGTTGGTATAGGTGATATTCCTCCAAGTGCTTTGAAAGATATTACAACACAAACTTTAAATGGAAGATTTGCAGGTGATGAAAACCTACAAAATATTTATAATTCATTATCTACTTCTGACAAAAGAGAATTTAGAACATTCGTTGCTAAAAAAGCTAGAGAAAAAAGAAATGAATTATTATTTGAAATTCAAGCACAAGATGCTGCTACAAAATTAGATGAGAATCAACTTTTTAATGAAGTTATGATAGAAGTTAAACCTGAAACTGGTTTTAATCAAAGACAAATAAATGAATTTTTTAAACAAAATTCTGTTGCTTTAGAACAATTTACAAATCTAAATACTAAAATACAAGATAATAATACTAATAAAAAAGTTGCGATGTCTGATGCCGACTTAAATAGAAATATAATAGGTCTTATAGCAACAGATAAAATTAATAGAGTTACAGATAAATTTACTTTACCAGGTGAAACAGAGCCACGTTCTATAATTGAAAGATTTAATGAAGGAACAGATGTTGATGATATTAGATTCTATGCAAATATAATTAAAGATCAAAGCACAAACCCAAGTTTATTTCAAAAACAATTTGCACCATTTTATTCTTTTTTAGAACAAACTAGAAATCTAATTGCATCTGATTCCGTAAGATTAATTGATAGTGTTACATACAACAAAACATTAAATGTTTTTAAAAGAGATATGTATGACAGATACCAAGAAGGTTTAGCAAAAGGATTAAAACCTATTGAATTAATTGATCCCACAAATAAAAATTATATTGGTAAAGATTATTTAAGTTATACAGTTGATAAAAATGAAATTTTTAAAAGCATGATGGAAAATGTAGATAAAGATAATAATGTTCCTAAAAGGCTTCCTGGTGAATCATTTAAAGATTACAAAAAAAGAAATAATCTATAATGAGTGAGATACAAAAAGACATTCAATTAATGAAAGATGCTGGATTTAATCCAACTGAAATAGAAAATTACAAAAAAGAACAAATTACAATTATGGAGGGAGCAGGTTTTTCCAATGATGAAATACTTGGAGAGTTTGGTGTAAAACCTATAGACACTTCTAGCATGGAAACAATATATGATGAGTACATTGGTTTGAATGAAGAATCTTTAAAAGATGTTTATGCAACAATAAAAGAAGCTGAAGAAAGAGATGATAGATCGCTTTATGAAAAAGCTGTTGGAAAAGGTTTTGATCAAATTGGAGAAAGAATAAAAGCTGGTTGGAATACAGGAGTTGTTGATTTAATTCAAAGTCAATACAATATTCCTAATATAGATGGCACAGATCAAACAGAAAAATATTTTAATTTAGAATTTGAAGATACTGGTTTTTTAGAAAGAAACATTACTAACGCTGCAAGAATTGTTAAAGACTTACCATTATATCTTGGTATTGGATATGCAACAAGACCTTTCAGTATCTTCGGTGCAGGTTTCGGAGTAGGTTCTATTAGAGAAACTTTTTTAACAATGCGAGAAAAAGGACAAGTAGGAACTTTTGGTGAGTTTTGGAATGCTTATAGAAAATATGGTATCAAAGCAGGTTTAAAGGAGGGAGCTCAGTTATCTATGGCTTCAAGGTTTGGTAGATTATCAAACAAATTCATACCATCTACATTATTACAAGTTACAGGTTTTGAGGGAACAGGAGCCGTGATTGAAAGAAAACTTCCAAGTGCAGAACAACTAACAGACTCAGTTATATTATTTGGTAGTTTTGGATTAGCATCAAGAGGAGCTGCAAAAGCAAAAAGTATAATTACTAAAACTCCTTATGATGCTGTTGATCTATCAACACTATATAAATTAGACGAAAATGTAAAACAAGATATGTCTAGTATTAATATAGAAATACCAAGAACGATGGCTAAACTTGTTGAAAAACAAACTGGTCAAAAAATTAAAGTTGATGCAGATTTTACAAAAGGTTTAGAGATGTCTGAAGTTGTTACTAAATTTTTAAACAGAGTAAAATTTGAAAAACCAAAAGACAAAGCAGAAGTAAGAGATTTGTTTACAAGATTGTTTATTGATAGACTTCATCCTTTAAGACGTATCGTTCAAAGAGTTGAAGATGTAAAAAATACAACTGGTAAACTTAATATCTATGAACAATTTAGAGTTCTTGTAGGTATGACTAATCGTGCAGGTTCTATTATCACTAAAGGAATGATTAGAGCTAAAGATTTAGAAGTAATAGGAAAAAGTTTTAATGATATTTTACAACCATTAAAATTAGAAAACTTACAAGGTAAAATTGAAAAAGGTTTTTTAGGAAAAGAAAAAATAGTTGATGGCAAAAAAGCAAACGAAAAAACTTTAAAAAAACAATATGCAGAACTATCTAGTTATTTAATAGCAAGAAGGGTTTTAGAATATAATGAAAGAGGTTTTGAGTCAGGTTTTAAATTAAAAGAAGCAAAAGAAGTTATTAAAGAATTAAAACCAAAGTATGATAAAATTGCAAAAGAGATTGATGTTTATCAAAGACAATTATTAGAATATGCAAGAGACCTTGGATTGATTGATAAAGGAGCTTTTAATGCAATGATTGAAGCTAATAAAAGTTATGTTCCCTTTGCAAGAATTTTAGAAGCAATGGAATCAGGTAAAGAAACAGGTTATACTAAAGTAGTTCAAAATCCATTTAAAAGAGTTAAAGGTGGTGAAGCTGCTTTATTTGATCCTATAGAAACTATATATAGTAATACTTTTAGAATAGTTAAACTTGCAGAAAGAAATAACTCATTAAATAAATTTTTTGATTTTGTATTC